TGATTATCCTTGTTGATTCCCTCAGCTAGTTCTCCAAGCTCTTCGGTTACTTTCATAAACTGCTTTGGCGTGTTCTTGGCATTTACGATATTTCTCTCATAAGCCCATTGAATAATTGCATCTTGTAAGCTTTCGAAAGTCATATCTCCTAAAAGATTGATATATCTAATCAATCCTTCTGGCAAGCCCATTAAGTAGGATGCTGGCACATTGTAGTAATCAGCTAACTTAACCCATGTTTCTTTCTTAGGTTCACACTTTTCAGTTTCATATCGATGTAACTTTGTCTCCAAAAGTCCTATTTCATCAGCCACTTTTTTAAGTGTTAATCCTTTTTGCTTTCTAAGTTGTCTAAGTCTGTTCATTACTAGCCCTCCATTTGTTTCTCTGTCTCTGCACTCATAACCAAGTATGGTCTTGTCTTACGGATCAACTCCACAAGCTCCACTTCTTGACCGACCTTTATATTTGGTCTTTGTTCCACACGATAACGGAACTTAGTTTCTCCAATCGTGTATGTGATTCCGTCGTCATCTAATAGCATTGATTCAACTCTCATACTGCAACGCTCCTATAATCCTTTATGCTGTCTTTAAATAAAATGTAGTTACCTCTTGCGTGTTTTCTAAGCCTTGATACAGTTTGCTCACTATAAAGATTAACTAGCTCTTTAGGCGGAACATTGGTAGTAACGATCACGTCCTTATCTTCTCTAAATCGCATAATTTCATTAAATACTTCCTTGTTCCAACCACTATTCATTTGGCTTTCTGTTCCAATATCATCAACGATTAATAAATCTGCTTGTTTAGCTTTGCGAATAGCCTTATCAACTTTTCTACGTGCCTCACTGTCGTTAATTCCTAATCTTTGAGTTGATACAAGCAATGGATAATCAATAAATACAACACTCTTTTTATATCCAGTTAAACGCCAAACTTCGTTGATGATTGATATTGCTATCCTTGTTTTTCCACGTCCTGAACTTCCAGAAAATAACGAATGCACTGGGCTATGTTGTGGCTTTGATAACCTGTTAGCTATATCTTTAGCAATTCTAGCAACTTCCTTAATATCGTTTGAGTAAAGATTCAAGTTATTAAACGTTGCTCCCATCATCTTTAAACTGGGTAAAATAGAATTATCTATGAAAGCTCCTGTGGCTTTATTCTTCTGAGCCTCCACGCTCCAAGTTTCTTCTGTAACGTTTCTTCTCAAGTTTCTATCACTGTATGCACAAGTTGGACATGTTGGTGGTACTGTTTGCTTTGCTTTAGGTACTAGCAACTTACCTCCACATTGTGGGCAATCTCCAACTTCAATAAATATTCTTTTCATCATTTGAGAAAAAATTTCTCCTGTTGTTTTAATTGTCCCCAAAAAATCGCCTCATCTCTTCTTCTTCGGATAGATACGTCCATTGTTTAGCATCATATCCGGCTGCATTACCTTTTTTAGTTTTCTTGTTGTATTTACTTTCCTTGTTCTTCTCAAATCGTTCTTGATCTGCTTTTAAATCTTCAATGTTGTATATACGATTGTCATACCAGCGTTTTAAGATAGTCTTGATATAACTGATATTTCTTACGCCTTTATCAAGTGCCATTTTGATTGATTCAAGTATCATCTCTTTAGGTTGTTTAGATACTTCTTTCCAATCATCATAAATAGCTTGAATTTCTTCATACATATAAGGGGATAAACTTCCAACGTTTGACTCCCAAAACTCGTATATTGATCCAATTTCAGTTGGTCCAGTAGTAGTAGTAGTATCTATGTTGTTATTCTTTGTGTAATCTATGGTATAGTCAGTATCATTTTGATACTTTGCGTTGTATCTTTTTGATACTATCGTTGTATCATTTTGATACAATGCTTGGACCATTTCGTCTAATGCTTCATAATCAATTCTGTACCACTTTGTACGATCGAATTTAGCTTTGTTATAATTTCCTGTAATTAATAAGCCTTTATCTTCTAATGATTTGAATTTTCTTTTAAGCGTTGGTTCAGATAACCATTTAAATTGCTTGTTCCAGTCTTTAATGCTGTTGTAAACCCAACTGTAACCATCTTTAATATTCATGTTCTTCACTAACCAATAATGAATTTGTTGTAAAATGATAGCCTCTGTTGGATCTCCTAACAGTTCAATCAATTTAGGTTGTATTACTAACGGTCTATCATCTAGTAATAAATTACCCATATTGATTCCTCCTCTCTAATGGGCATCTCACCCATTCGGTGTTGTAAGTTCACTGACTTTGATATTTAAAAGATTATGTTTTTACCTTCGTTTTCTAAGATGAAATTTGATAGCTTTTTTTGTGCTGCTTCTAATTTTGATGACCAAGTTTCAAAAGTTTCTTTTCCTAGAGTTACTGGAACTTCTGCTTTGAAAAGTAGTATTTTATAAACATCAATAGATTGTTTTAGTTCAATCAATTCACCTAATGTCATTGCTTATCACTCCTAAATTTAATTGTTTAGCTATATCTTCTGTAACTTTGATAGGTTTAATGTGATACTTCATAAAAAAGCTCTTAACTCCTATCTTGTGTTGTTCTGTATGGTGTTCCCTGCATAAAGTCATAATGTAGTTACCTACATGATTTATTTTGTTTCGATTCCGTCCTGCACCTACTGCGTGATAGTGTGCAATATCTGCATGTTTACCACATAGAACACAACGGCGATTCTTAAGGCATAACATTTGCTTTGGAAATTCATTTGGTAAACTGTCCCATGTCTTAGTTTTAAAGGGTATATCTTCTTCAAATAAGAAATTTAAGATAACTAAGATCATGTAATTAGCTACTGATACGGAACAATCAGACAAACTGAATTCTGGTACTCCGAATGTTTCTCGCACTTGGTACTTGAATACTGATTCCCAATAGTCTGGAACGTCTCCAGTGTAGGAACATAAGTCATTAATCAATGCAAATATTTTCTTGCGTTGTTCTGGGCTTATCTTCCTGTTATCTGCTATTTCTAGCTCCACTGTTGGTTGTTTTCCGTTGGCGTATCTATTTACCTTGAACGTGTTTAAATCTTCATCAAGTGCGATTTTAAGCACATTTCCTTGTACGCCAATCAACTTTCCAAACATTACTTATTAGCCTCGTTTTCGATAAGTCCTTTTAGGATCATGATTCCATCTTTTAACTTATCTTCTGACTTCGTATCGTTAGGAAACATTTTTCCAATTTGCTCCGTAACTTGAGCCTTTAATGTAGCTTTATCTGTTCCTAACGCCTTTAATGCTTTATTAAATAAATTGTTATATTCTAAAATCTCTGGGTTTGCATGTTCCTGTTGCCTCGGTTGTTGATAGTTTTGCTTGTAATTGTTTTGTTGATAGTTTCCTTTTGCTTGTGTTTTAAAACTTCCAGCGTTTCCGTCGTCGTCAACGTCTGAACTAACTCCAAATGCTGATGCTAGTTGATAACGTTTGGCGTATGTGATAGTAGATCCATAACCTTGTGGGGTTGCTTTTTCTGGACGTAATGCAAGAACTCCAGTAGTGAGGTATTGCCCACTTTCGTGAGTAATAATCGTTTCAACTCCAACATTACCGTTATCGTCGTTCTTAACGATTTGAGTATATGCAAGTCCTGTACCTTTGATACCTGCATCAATAGCATTTTGAACGCCCTCAAGCGTTACATAATTAGATTTAAAAAACGGATTCTTTGCGTCTTTCACTGGTTGCTTTAATTGACTTCTAAAAGCGTTCATACCTTTAAATAACTTGTCTAAATTTTCGCTTTGCATTATTACTTGTCCTCCTTAGGTTTCTTTATTGATACTGATACATAAGCCGGCTTAGTTACTGGATTAGCTCCGTCTACAACTTCGCCTGTTTCGGTGTCGATTACTTTATCTCCAACAACTGTAAGGCGTTTTTTCAAATCGCCTTTATATAATGTTGACTTAGTCTTAACTAAATCAGTTCCGTTGTACTTTTTGATTAACTTTTCTTCATCAAGTTCAAAATCTAACTTTTCCTTGTGGTTTACAAAATTACCAAATGGCGACTTCATTTTGAATTTAGGATTTACTTGTTTTTGACGTTCGTAATAAGCAAGCAAGGCGTTTTTAAGATTCTCAATCTTAAATTGTTCATACTTGATTTGATTTTCGTAAAATTCCTTAGTACGTTTGATTTTGTCTTGTAAATTTTTCACTTTTGCTTGTTCATCAAAGATTTGTTCAAAGGTTAATAACGCCTCTTCTGGTGATGAAATTTCATAAGCCTCTTTATAAGCTTCTTTTTCAATTTCAAAATCTTTGTCTAATCTATCTAACATTTTCCGTTTCCTCCTTGATTCCTAACTCACGTTCTAACCAACCTTGATTGTTAAGGTATTCTTGTCCTTTACATTCAAGGTATCTGTCATCTGGTATAGCTGTTGTTTCCTTGCCATATAAATGCTTAATAGCTTGATCTATTTCGTTTCTTTCCATTGTTTAGCTCCTGTGGTATACTTAAGATAAATTCAATTCAAAACTTCTTTAGTTTTGATTTATATCTTCTTGCAAGTCGGTTAATAACCGGCTTTTTTATTTTCAATCAAAGAAAGTTCCATCTTTGATTGCATCTACTATGCCATGTAATGTGTATCCACCTAAAACAGATAAGGCAATTAATACAATGTAGCTTGCTGTTGTTAATTCAATCATTGCTATCACCTCCTTTTTGTTTCTTCCATAACCTATAAAGATCTACGCTGCAGGCAAATGCCATACATGCAAATATTCCATAAATGCACCACATTTATTTGCCCTCCTTATATGATTTTCATTTGTGAGTTCTTTAAACTGATTTCACGCTTTAATGGATATGGTGGATACCAGTTTTCAATAAATTTGATTGCACTATCGAACTCATCACGTCTTAAGTCTTCGTAACGTGAAATTGTAAAGTTATCTTTTAAATCACGTTCCAAAGCTCTGAATACCTTACGTGTTAAACTTTTATCCTGATAAGCATCACTTTCTTTTCCGCCTAAAACTTCAACGGCTTTTCGATTTCTAGTAATCCATAATTTGTAACGTTGGTCTGAATTTATTTCTTGCTTGTTTTCGATCTCAATAATCTTTTCTTCAACTTTTCCAAGTCGTTTATTGATTCGTGTTGTTACTTC